CATTTCTCCTGGAGCCCATACAGTAATCATAGGTCCATTGTTCGAATAACAAACCTTTCGTACAGAATATGGAGAAGATCCTTGTTTCGCATCTGCTGGTTCAACAGAGCAATCTAAAGCACCAACACGAATAGCACCTGAAGTTTTAGTATGAGAACCACTGAATCCCTTTTGAACTCCTCCAACTCTATTAATATAATTTGAAGAATATGAATACCAATTATCAAAATCAACATCAGTTTCATCTGACATTTTTTGATTTTGATTTCCACTAGCAGAAACAACTATTACCCCAGCAGCAATTGCATTTTCTGCAGCAGAGTCAGATGTAGTACCAGATTGAACTGGAGTATATTGACCAGATCCACTATATCCAGTCAATGATGCAGTTCCAGAACTATTGTATGAAAAAACTTTATGATTTCTACAAGCGCCTCCAGATGCAGGTACCGAAAAATTACTACCAGTGCCAGTATATGTTAGAGTTTGACCTCTATATTGATGGGTATACTGTACTCCAGAAGTATTCCCAGTACTAGAAGTAAAACCATAACTATTATTTGTTATGGTTGGATCTGGATCTGCATTTTGAGAAATCTTTTTAGCATTATGAAAAATAGTACACGCATTTAATGCTACAGAAGCATCCAAATATCCACCGACGCCCCCAAGGGAAATTCTTATCCCCCAAACATTACATTCAAATGCCAATCCAAATGATTTACCTCCAATTTGAGAAGCACATGCAGTTCCATGCCCATCAATAAGTTGATTGGAATTTGAATTTGTTGTCTTCGATGAACAATGTTCCATCGTATAGAGAGAAGTAATAGTCACGGTTCCCAATGAAGCAAACTCTGGTGACCTAGATGAAGTGTTTGACCACCAAGCATGAGCAGCAGTTGTGTCAATTCCGACTCCCATAGACACACCATCTATGACTTTGTTATACGTATATCCATTAGATTCAAAGTAGGTAGGATCAACCTTATATGGTCCATCAAGTATCAAATCTTTTGTTCTATATGTCCCATCATCATTTTTGAATTCTGGATGGATATGCCCAACTCCACTGTCGATAATAACCGCATCCACATTTTTTCCACTCAAAGAGTATTCAACATCAGTTGCATGATACGTTGTTGAAGTTATCCCCACTCCTTTAAATGGTTCACTACTTGCATTATTTGCAAATAAAACCGACCAATTAGAACGTATTCCATTTGTATGTGTTATTGTTTCAGAATCAAGTGCTGCTGGCAAAGCAGGTTTATTGAATGCAACAGATTTTCCCCAGCGAGCAATACAAAGATCTGGTGCTTGAGGATATTTTTCTGGATTTAATTCAACAGATTCTATTTTCGAATGAGTTTTAAGAATTTCAGATTCTTCTAAACTCATTGAGTATATTGCTGACCTCAATGAATACTCTTGATTATTGATACACTCTATTCTTCTATTAGGAATTCCATCAATTTCATTTTCTTCAATAATATAAGAATGCACTTCTTCCCAGTCTTTTGGATCCTTTACAATAACAATATATTCATCAATTGGATCAGGACTATATTGAATAATTTTTGTATCTTCAGAAGATTCTAATTCTTCAATATTATCAACTGGTTTCAATCTTGCCATAGTCTTTGTTCTTACTCTGGTTTAGGATACTTTTCTTTAACATCCAAACATTTTTGAATGTACTGTTGGATCTGATCCTGATCTCCCTTCACAACTCCATCCAAATACTCTCTAAAATCTGGATATTCAAACTCACGAAGTCTTTGATATTCTTTTGATCTTTCCTCATTTTGTAAGCGTTCAAGTTCATTTTCTACTTGTTCTTTGCTAAGTGCAGGTCCATTTTTCCATTCTATTCCTTCATAACATTCACCAACTACACAAATTACTTCTTCGTATGCTCCAAGAGATCTAATGGAATCTAAAATAGTAATCATTTCTTTAACTCCTTTCCTCTAATGTCATTTGTCCACCTTTTGATATAAGACTCCCTGTATTTGCAAAATCAAGTGCAGTGAATACATAGTAATTCCCATTGGTGTTTTGCGCTCTGGCATATATTTTATATATTTGATTAGATGCAGATGCTGGCGAATCCAAGTATGAGAATGAGATAGTTTGACCAATATCCTTTCTAGCAGTAGCAGATATGCCTGCATCCCAGTCTCCAGCATATGCTGAATATTGAATTATATCCTGGGATCCATTATATCTTGTCAAAGCAATTTCCATTAGTTGTAATTGACCAACATTAGAAGAATTCATATAAACTGGAATAGTAACCGTAACCATTACCTTACTGCTCGCAGAAGTTGGTTTTATGTTTCCAACAAGTCCAGTAACGGCATAATTAGTAGTAAGTGTTGTAAGAGTACCATAAGTAAAAGCGTATGTTCCAGTACCAACACCAGAAACACTAACTGTTGCAACTCCATTACTTAGTGTAGCATCAATTAATGATCCTGTAAAGTTAATTGTTGCAGCGGTTCCTACTGGTGATCCTTCATTTTGTACTTGAACTCCAACTCCAGTGGAAACAATATTAGTTAATCCAGATCCATCACCAACAAATTGAGTTGCACTTACAATGCCAGTAGCACCGTACATTGCGATAGCAGATCCTACTCTGCTATTGTCATTTACACTTAAATCATGATTTGTAATTGTTACTTGACCAGTATTAATATTAATTGTATCTGTTGTTCCCCTTTGAATTTTTAACCCAGAGGATGATGCGCTTTGTATTGCACCAAGCCCGCCATCTGTTGTAAAAATAATTTGGTTATTAGAAACTCCTATTGTAGAAACACCAGTGACATTTATCTGTTGTGCTGTTAGGTCAGTTACAGTGGTAACTCCTAGTGTAGAAATACCAGAGACAATCAGATTTCCACGAACATCAAGTTCTGATCTTGGTGTTGAACTATTAATTCCTACCTTACTTGGATCAGATGAACCAGTATTATCAACAAAGAAAGGTCTATCATTATTAAATAAATTTTCTACGTAAAAATCTTTATTGGAAACTCTAAAGTCCCTATTAAAGATGCCAACGCTAGATGAACCAAGGTTCACCATTGTGTGACCAAGAGGAGTTAAAATATTAAAACCTTCGGTGAAATAAACATTAGAACTTATTATGTTTACAGTATCACTAAATGTAGAAACACCAGTTGCTTCTACACTACCAGTAATATTAATGTTACCAGTACCAGTTATATCATTACTATTAAGATCTAAATTGCCACCTAATTGTGGAGAAGTATCTTCTACAACATTCTGTAGTGCTGATGTAAGATAGGTGCTTGAATCGACAGTACCGTCTGCTTTCAAGAACTGTGACGATGTGCCACCAGACCTGATAAATGAAGATGCCGTGACGACACCAACACTCATTCCATTACTTGATGTGTTTCCTAGTGTTAAGACACCATCAAGAGTTTGTGCCTCAGCAGTTAGATAAGTGTTGCTATCGACAGTACCGTCTGCTTTCAAGAACTGTGATGATGTGCCACCAGACTTAACAAAAGTGGTAGCAGTAATAACACCAGTTACATTAAAGTTACCAGTGCCAGTAACATTCTTACTATTAAGATCTAAATTGCCACCTAATTGTGGTGTTGTGTCTCCTACGATTTCTGTGGTAATACCAGTGAGACTTGTATAAGGATAATTAGTTGCATCAGATAGGTCAAATGCTGGTGTAGCATCAGTTCCACCTAGTGCTAGACTTACACCACCATAAGAAACTGATGAGTTATTAAGAGCACCATTAGGGATAGATGTTAAAGAAGCACCAGATCCACTAAAGGTGGTTGCAGTAATGACACCAGAAGTATTAATTGGTTGATTGCCAGGAAGATTAACACCAGGAAGATCAATATCGCTAGAACCATTGAATAAAACACCACCAATATTTCTTGAGGTTTGTAATACAGTAGCAGATGTCGCATTACCAATTACATCACCAGTGAAAGTAGTGGCAGTAACAATACCAGAAGCGTTAATTCCCGTTACTGTAACATAATCGGGCAGACCAATCGTAACTGATGACTGTTCATTTCCAGAACCAGATACTTCTATTTCCCCAGAAGTACCAGAAATAGAAGCAACATAAATACCAGTAGTATCTTGACCCAATGTAACACTATCTGGTTGAATAGTTGCTGCAATAGAAACATTTCCAGTACCATCAAAAGATACTGCATGTCCAACAACATCTCCAGTTATTTCAAAAGTTCTTGCTGTCTGTAAAGAAGTTGCTGTAGTAGAATTACCAGTAAGACTTCCAGCAAAAGTAGTCGCAGTGACAATTCCAGATACCTCAGCATTACCTGTAGCATTAAAGTCACTTGTATAAAGATTCCTACCAACAGTTAAATCTGTACTAATTGCAACATTAACAGCATTAATGTTTATATTATTGGGGGAATCAATAGTTGGAGTTCCAGTAGAAGAACTTTCAAATCTAGTAGCAGTAACAATCCCAGAAACATTTATCTGTTGTGCTGTTAGGTCAGTTACAGTGGTAACTCCTAACGTAGAAATACCAGTAACGTTTAGTTGACTAATAGTGGTAATTCCAGTAAAGGATGCTCCAGATAAATTTGCTTTGTTCCCTAAAGAAGTAGTAATAGTTGTTGCAAAATTTGGGTCATCTCCTAAAGCAGCGGCTAACTCATTAAGAGTATCCAAAGTCCCTGGAGCACTATCAACTAAATTGGCAACTGCATTATTAACAAAAGTTTCTGTCGCATAACCAACTAGAGCATTATTAACATAAACTTCTGTTGCATACCCATCTACGATTCCAGAAGTAACAAAACCAACTACTGCATTATCAACATATCCTTCTGTTGCATAACCAACTACAATACCCGAAGTAACAAAACCAACTACAGCATTATCAACATACCCCTCCGTAGCATAACCAACTAAAGACCCAGCGGTAATGAATCCAACACTATTAGTTAAATCACCAGTATCAGATGGAATCGTAGGTTTATTTGTTAAATCTGCATAGTCACCAGAGAAGGTAGAGACACCAGAAACAGCATTATCAACATATCCTTCTGTTGCATATCCTACTACGATTCCAGAAGTAACAAAACCAACTACAGCATTATCAACATATCCTTCTGTTGCATATCCTACTACGATTCCAGAAGTAACAAAACCAACTACAGCATTATCAACATATCCTTCTGTTGCATAACCAACTAGAGCATTATTAACATAAACTTCTGTTGCATACCCATCTACGATTCCAGAAGTAACAAAACCAACTACAGCATTATCAACATAACCTTCGGTGGCATATCCTACTAGTGATGTGGGGGTAAATTCAAAGACACCAGTTATGTTACTATAACTTAAAGAATTTATTCCAGCAGAATTTACAACTACAGATAAATCTGTCAATCCAATACCACTTCCACCAGCAGCAGTGAGATCTGCAGCAGGTTGCCATTCAGAACCAGACCACTTTAAAACTTGCCCTGCAGAAGGAGTAGAAGAACTAACATCAGAAAGATCACCCAAACTGGGTTTATTTGTCAAATCATTATAGTCACCAGAGAAGGTAGAAACACCAGAGACAGCGTTATCAACATACCCCTCTGTAGCATAACCAACTACAATACCCGAAGTAACAAAACCAACTACAGCATTATCAACATATCCTTCTGTTGCATAACCAACTAAAGATCCAGCGGTAATGAATCCAACATTATTAGTAAGGTCTCCAGTATCTGAGGGGATAGTAGGTTTATTTGTTAAATCTGCATAGTCACCAGAGAAAGTGGAAAGTCCAGTTAAATTTGAACCATCGCCAACAAAAGAAGTTGCAGTAACAACTCCACTAAAAGATGCTCCAGATAAATTTGCTTTGTTCCCTAAAGAAGTAGTAATAGTTGTTGCAAAATTTGGGTCATCTCCCAAAGCAGAAGCTAATTCATTAAGAGTATCCAACGTTGATGGAGCACTATCAACTAAATTAGCAACTGCATTATTAACAAAAGTTTCTGTTGCATAACCAACTAAAGACCCAGCGGTAATGAATCCAACATTATTAGTAAGGTCTCCAGTATCAGATGGAATCGTGGGTTTATTTGTTAAATCTGCATAGTCACCAGAGAAGGTAGAGACACCAGAGACAGCATTATCGACATATCCTTCTGTTGCGTAACCTACTAATGAAATAGAGGTAACGTATCCAGCAATTGAGTGATCTCCCCAACTATAAGCAGTGTCCCAATTTACTATCTGAGTTGCAGTGATACTGGTAGCAGCACCAGTGAATGTGTTAACTCCAGCAACTGCGAGATCTACATACGCTTCAGTTGCATAACCATTTAAACTAGTAATAACTCCAGTTAAATTTGAACCATCACCAGAAAAAGAGGTTGCAGTAACAACTCCAGAATATTCAGCGTTTCCCGAAGAAGTAATGGTTAAATTATTACCAATAGTTATTGAATCATCATTGCCATTTATAGTTACAGATCCAGTTCCAACAGTCAGGATACCAGCAATTCTTGCATCACCAGTGATATTAATATTACCTGTACCAGTAATATCACTACCGTTGAGGTCTAAGTCACCACCAAGTTGTGGTGTTAAGTCATCGACAATATCAGATACACCGCCACTAGCGTCTGCACCAATCCACTTACCAACTGAACTATCATATTTTAAAAACTTACCATTAACTTTTGCAGAATTCCTATCAACATCATCTAGAAATTCAAGGCGAACTTCACCGCCACCACCAAGAGAGGCGAGTTGCTCTTGAAGTCTACCAACAAGTATCTGATAATGTGTTTTTAACTGCTCTAATGTTATTGGATTTGTATTTAAAAGAGGATCATTGGTTTCAATGTTGTTTAGATTTTCAGATAAAACTCTATATTTTTTAGAAAGTTCTTCTAACTTAGTTTCTATATGTACTAAAGTTTTTGGTCTTTTTTTAATTTCACTAAGCAGTTCTTCCCTCAGCGAAACAATATCTTCTGAGTAAGTGGAAACATATTTCTCAACTGCAATTTGAATTTCAGATCGATATATATCCTTAACAAATTTTCTGGCACTAAAAAGTTCCTCATCAAGAGTTTCTTTATATAATTCTTCTATCTTATTTCTAGTGCTCTTTACCTGACAATCTAAATGCTCGCAAAGTTCATCTTTTAAATTTTTAATTCTACTCTCAACACGAAGTTCAGTAGTACTTAAGTGTTTTTTATATTTTGGGATATCATTTTCAACAATATTATCTACTACCTTGTAAAGTTTTACTATTTCATCCTTTACTACTTTTATTTTATTGTCACTAGACTCTTGAAGTTGTCTTTGAATATCCGAAAAAACACCATCAATATTACTAAAAGACGCTGAAATTTTTTCCTCAAGATTATCATCTTGAAGATCTTTTGAAATTTTCTCCACTTCTTCATTAATAGAAGAAATTTTATTTACTTTAAAAAATTCCGATGGTTTCTTAAGTGCCACTTACTATTTTCTTTCTTTTCCTAATATTTATTATACCCTATACTCCTCAATTTTGTCCAGCACCTTGTTGAGATACTTATGAGCGATTTTTTTCTCTCCAGGATATCCTTCATCAGAATCAACCTGATGCTTCAACTTAAGGACATAACACTTCAATTCTTCTTTATCAAGTTGATTTCTTGGCATGACATAAAAAACTCTGCCCTGTATATAGGACAGAGTTAAGTAATGTTACCTATTGCATCAAACAGATGCGGGTTCCCTGACAGTTGACTTAACGTATTCTAATACTGCTTCGGGTGTTGATACCTCGTATGGGTCGGTGTCTGCGTTGTCACGCATACCGTCTTCAACGAACATCTTTTCAATGACTCCATTCTCAACCACAGCAGCATAACGCCAACTGCGCTGACCAAAACCGAGATTGGATTTGTTGACCAGATAACCCATTGAGCGAGTGAAGAAAGCATTTCCATCGGGGATAAGTTTTACTTTTTCAATGCCCTGCTCTTTGGCCCAGGCATTCATCACAAAACCATCATTAACAGAGATGCAGTAAATATCATCGATACCAAGTTGAATAAACTCTTCATACTGCTCTTCAAATCCAGGGAGTTGATAAGCACTGCAAGTAGGAGTAAATGCACCAGGTAGACTAAAAATAACCACACGCTTACCAGTGAAGAGATCCAAGGAAGGTTTAGCAACAAACTCTCCATCTTCACGGAATACAAATTCTACTTGGGGGACTTGATACTGTTCTTTACGCATTTTTACCTCCATCAGAATACGCCAGGAATCAATTGACCAGTGGTAAAGTAAGCACCAACACCAGCAACGAAACCAATCATTGCCAGACGTGCATTGAGGATCTCTGCCTCAGGGGTGAATCCGAATTTTTTCATTTTTCTTCTCCAGATTTAGTGAGTAGTGCTGCCCCTGCAAAAGAGGCAAATAAAATTGCTGCAAGGGCAAGTAGTTCCATTAAAGGTTTTCTTCTTGCTCGGTAAGGATGGTGCAGTCAGACTTGGGATATGCGACACAAGTCAGCACCCAACCTTCTGCGATTTGATCGTCGTCCAGGAAGGACTGTTCTTCATTATCAACTTCACCTTCAATCAGTTTGCCAGCACAGGCGGAGCAAGCGCCTGCTTTGCACGATGAAGGAAGGTCAACACCTGCTTCTTCAGCAGCCTCAAGGATGTACTGATCCTCCTCACATTGAATGACGGTCTCGGAGCCGTCGGGAGTGCGGAGAGTAACATTGTATGCCATAGGTAAAAATACTTAGAAAATACCAAAGAACAGTTTACCAGTAATCAAATAAGATGTCAACCCAGAAATGATTCCCATCATTGCCCAGCGACCGTTATACATTTCGGTGCTTTGCATCGGGGTCATCAAACCCTTACGATTGTATTCTTCATATACCATTTGTGGTTCTTTCGCCCACATATTCATTTGACCACGGTCATTAGTTGTTACGGTCATTGTAGTTTTGTAAAGAACTGTTACACAATTATATAGCAAAAAGAAAGAGGTGTCAAGCACCTCTTGTTACGGTTTCCCGATAAAGTGTATTACATCGATACTTATTATCCTGGAGGATTTTCTGTAATTCTTCCTAGATATGGATCATAATTCATAAGACTTTTGATATCCATGTCTGGACCTTTTATTTGCCAATGCTCCAGAAGTCCATTATAATTTTGCCTGTGAATCAAATCAACATGTTCTGGATGAATAGATGAACCCAAAGAAATTTTATATAAGAATAAGGGGATAGAAAAAGTATTTCCAGAATTATAAATCAAATCATCTGCAACTGCACGAGGTTTAATACCTTGATCCAACTTATACTTATCTCCACGAACATGATGTCTAAGTAGTTTCTCCGCATGATGACGAGTGATCATATATGCAGCAGTAGAAAAATCATTAACAAACCTTTTGTGTAAGGTAACATGAAGTGGGCCAGTGCAAATTATCGCTAACTGTATGACATCATAGTCATATGGAATTAATCCATAAAAATCTTTCCAAGTAAAATCCCAATTCTTAACAATTTGAAGGTCAACATCATCTTCCATAAAAATAGCACATGGAGAATCAGATGTTTCCATCCAATGCTTGATTGCCTTGAGGTGAGAGGTAGTACAACCAATCTCACCAGAAGTCATGTTTTCTGGATACTTGCCCTTGATAATATCACTAAGATCGTCAAACCTGCCATCGTATGCAGAAATACGTTCATAGTTTCCAATCTCCCAGTATTTCATCTGAGATTCCATGTATTCTCTTCGATCTTCCTGACCATCCAAGTTCAAATAATAAATGGGAGGAATACCTTGAAGTTTATACGCAGATTTATTTTTGTCCATATTTTTTCAAATAAAATTGCTTTTGGTAATAATCTAAAAGTTGTTCTTTGTTCATTTTCTGAATCTTATCCCATTCACTCATATTAATATCCATATGTGGATTATTAAACCAGGAATTCTGCCCCCTTATATGTTCTAAGTGATAGACATATCCATCTACTCTTCCCACATTATACCCTAAAGTATTATATCTGTAAAATCTTTCCTTATCCTCTGGTGCATATGCTTTAAAGTTTTCATTTTCCATACCACCTTCAATATAAACTTGACGATTGAAAAATTGAACCCAACCAAAATCAGAAGTATGTAAATTTGAATTTTTATCTAAACAAGAAAAATTATAATCCTGCAAAAATTCAGAAACTACTTCGTCATCTGCCTTTACTTGATATTGATACATTCCTTCAGAATATGGATATACAACATCATATGTTTTATTCAAAATCAATTCATAAGCATGATAATAAGAATAAATTGGAAGCAACACATCACAGTCATAATTAACGACTATTTCAGTATCTGATTCCATAATCATCTCATTCAAAACTCTTTGTCGATGGAACAAAGGTTTATCATCTTTATGAAAAATATGTTTTACATTAATATCTTCCTCAAGTATTTCTTTTAAAATAGGAACTGCTTTCTCCTGAAATACAGAATAAGAATCAACTTCTTTTATGATGATATTCGTATTAAAGTTTTCAAGCAAAAATGCTACTATTGTAATAACATTTCTAAGTCTATCATCAGACTCAATGCGAATAGGTACAATAAATGTTGCTTTTTCTAAATTAATTTTCATCTGGGTATTTCCTATTCTTACAGAAGTCTGGATACTTGGACTGTAGATATTTTAACTCACTAATATTAATTTGCCAACCCCCTTCAGGGTGTTGAAAGATACCGTCATACTGTGAGGTTGCATGACTACTGATCCTTTCATTATGATCTCGGTTGGCAACCAATACATCTTTGATGATGTGCGGCATACCATGTTCCCATCGCATCCTATGGTAGAAGTCTGTGTCAAGAAACAACTTGAGATTCTCATCAAATTCAAGTTTGCACTCATTCAAAAATGAGACTACAGATGGACTGCTCAGGAGGTTTCTACCCTCCAGCATATAGTCAGTCCACATTGGGATTTTATGCTCATAAGTATTCTCTCCATCACGAGTGCCACAGAACCCACTAAATGCCCACTTACACCCAGTATCATTATACGCATTCTGAATAATCTCTAAGGCGCTGTCATCAACGAGAACATCATCAGAGAAC